CTGCAAATGGTAAAGCAGTAGTGTCTCTAAAGATTGGCGTACCTTTTGACTGATAATAAGCAGGTAGTATTTTTGGAGTCTTTTTCATTAGAAGATTTGATAATCAAAGTACGACATTAGACGATTCATAATAAGCTGCTGATTGTTAGCATTATCGAAGTATAAAGTTACAATAAAATGTGTACTACGTAATCTGCCTTGTTTAGAAATGCTGTTTTGATCTCTAGGAATTTTAATTCTCCATTTGTCAAACTTCCTTCTAAATCTTGCAGCAGAGTAAGGCACGTAACCTGTGTCTTGTACTTCATTGTAAATTCTAAATCCTGTAATAGTTGCCGTCCTGTCTATTACTTTGTTATCATCTCTTACGATAGAGTTATACTCTAACGTTCTAAGAACTTTGTTTATATCTGCGTTAGGATTAATAACTAACGTCATTTCTGTAGTTTGGTTTACTGAGTAAAATACTCCCCATTGGCCAATACTATTAGTGTATATCTTAGTAGGATTTAAGATATCAGGACTCAATAAAATGTTGCCATTGTTGATCCAAGTAGCTGGCGTAGCAGAATATCTAGAAGAAAACTGTTGAGCTAACTCATCGTAAACAAGAGTGTCTGAGTTAAATGCTTGTTTAGCACTTGCCATTTGTGAGTTAGCAACTAGTAACGCAGCATTAGTTACAGGGTTAGTACCTGTAGTAAATCCATTAATTACGTAGTAGTATTGCTCTTGGTAGAATATAATATCTCCTATAACGTAGGTACTAGAGTTTGCTAGAAATTTAACTCTAGCTCTACTCAAGAAAGTAAACAATACCTCATCATTGACTACGTCCTTGGTAATGTGTACACCTTTGCCTAAAATAGGATTGTCTCCTCCATTTTCTTTGCGTAAGAATACTCCCTCAGGAAGAGCTTGTAACCAACTGTGCATGCCTTTTACTTCTGATACAGGAAGACTCAAGTTGCCTCCTCCTTCACCTGTAGCAGTTACTGTAAACAGCTTGCGGTGGAAAGCATCAAAGAAATAGATACCAACTTCGGTAGCATCTACTGCCCACTGGTGAATACAGCCATGGACTTTAGAATGGTAAATGTGTTTACCGAATCCTAATCCTGTTCCTAATTGTGTAGGTACTCCGTCAGCAGTAGTAGTTACAGCAGCGCGGTTAATAGTATAGGTACCTACGCCTTTATCTTGCAAGAAATAAACAGTGTCTTTCCAGTTTAAGATCTTATTGATAGGACCGTAGTCGTCGATATCATAAAAATTATTAGCGCCGAACTTTGTCCAAGAGTCGATAACTTCTTCGTTAATCTTAACGTTAGATAGATACGCTCTAATATCATTGGCACCATAATTTAAAAGATTCTCAGGCTTAATGAAGAATCCTACATCATCTTTTTCAAGAGAATACGCAAAGTTGTACTGGTACATATTAAGAGACTTTGCGTATGGTGCTTCAGCATTATTAGTTTCCTGGCGTAAGATTACATCACGTAAAGTGTCATTAGAGCTTGTAAACTCATATTTAACTCTAGTACGAATATTTGCACCATAATCTAAATCTAAATTCATTGTGGACTCTACAGGAAATACATCTGTTTGAGCATTATTTTTACGATATAAATCATTACCCTGATAAAAGTCTTTGTTAAATTCTACTAATCCAGTAGAAATGCTAGACATGTTAATAAAGGTATCTCCTCCATATATTATAGGAGTAGTAGTATTTTTAGGAATAATAGGAGATGCTGGTATAAATTTATTAGATTCTAAACTATTAATAGTGTAGCCTCCGTAAACTTCTAACCTAGGAATAATAGTTTCTACTATAGGATAATAGTTACTTAATTGACCATCAGGAATAGGAGTAGAAGTATTAATGTCTAGTGGTCTAAGTAAAGTAGGGGCATCAAAATAATTTTGAGCTGGTGGACTAGGTATAGGGTTTCCTGTAAAAAAGTCTGAAGTAATTTTTCCTATTTTTCCTGCAACACTAGAACCTGATTTAAAAAACTCAGGCGTTTCACTATTTAACCCTGCTTGGGGATCATTAGGGTTTACATTACTTGCATTTTTATAATCGTCCATGCACCAATAATTACGTAAGTAGTATCCACCAAATAAAGGTGTTACTTTTTGCGTATAATCACTGGTATCCTCCATTTCAAAATATTGATTAATTTGCCATTTTCTAATATTTTGAACAGTCTGATAACTAACAGGATATGTTTGAGATAATGCTGTTCTCCTGTCTCTACAATTTGTACCTCCCAAATCAATTGGGCTTAAATCCATATTAATATAAGACTGCAAAGAATATCTAAAAGCTCCTGTAATAAGTAAACAAGGATTTGCACCAATGTTAGTCATAGTACTAATAGCAGTATCTTTTTTATAAGATATTTCTGGAGAATAGTAATTTAAATAATCTCCTAATCTCAAGTAGTCTGCAAATACTGGTACAATACTTTCATTACCAAATACACTAAAATTACCATTAAGAATTTCGGTGTATGATCCTCCTCCAAAATCTCTTGGATAATACGGATATAAATGCAAAACATTATTATCTCCACCTACTTGTAAATCAAAATCATTCGTAGGAGCTTCTACAGGATTATAATAAAAGTTTTTTATAATACCTTGGGAGAGACGACGACTGTCTGCATCTTCTCTTTTTACTCGAACAATTTGATAGCTTTCTATTTGATCTAGCAAACTAAGACAACTAGAAAAATCTAAAGTAAATTTAATACCTAAAGCGTAACCGTATACTATTCCATAAGTAACAGGAGAACTTTCTTGTGTTAGTGGAAAATATCTTGTTCCTGAAGCATTGTTTACACTGTCATACTCTGATATGTCTGGAAACTTAATATCACCGATATATTCTACAAAGCTAGCTTCACCTTTTTTAGTATAAAATACTATACCAAATCTGTAAGATTCGCCTCGTTTGTATCCTCGAAGCAATCCTGACATAAACGGAGATGCGTAATTAGGATAAGTAGTGTTAGCATAATCTCCGTAACTATCATTTAAATTATGCGGAGTTGTGTCTGGAATATTAGGAACACTTGTTACACCTATTTGGGCTACACTTGTTTGTCCTACATTTAAAGTATACCTTTCTAAATGAAAAGTATAAGAAATATTTGGACCCTGGCCCCCCAATCTAACACCATCAGACTGGTATCTATATTGACTATCAGTATGCCACGTACTATTCCAATGAGCATCAGAATTATAGTCTACGTTAAAAGCATTTTTTAAATCGTTTTCTGGCGTACCTGGCGTAAATGGAGGAATAGGCGAACCACCGTTGTTTTTGTAACGCCTTGTTTTTGCACTAAAAGTTTCTCCTGGCGCAAGTAAATCCTGAATACTAATTAAAGATTCTTTTATGTTTGCAATAACTAAAGACCCATCTTTTTGAGTGATAGTCTTAGGAGTTTTAAACTGATAATTTTTAGTAGTAAATTCAAAGAGCTCTACATCATAAGCAGAATTTTCAGCTCCTGTGTAAATAATACTAACTGGTGCGGTACCTGATACTGTTATCTGCTCTATACTTGTTACTACTGGCGCAGCAGTTACAGAAGATTTGTAAATTGATAAGAACTCAATTTTATAAAAATCTTGGTAATTGGTTACATCTAAAGATACTGTAATTGATTTTCCTGTGTTTACTACAGTCTCATCTCCATTATATAAATTAGAAGTTCCGCTAGTTTCAGGATCCGAAACTATATGTACAATATTACTTGGAGGAGATACTAAAGTCTCTTTGCCGTCAACAGTAATAAGCTTATAAGCTATCTGGTAGGTACCACTAAGCAATACTCCACCTCCAGCAACAACTTTTACTAAAGGTTGTGTGAATATCACATCAGGAAATATGTCTACTAGGCCTACAGGTAATGCTGCTAGGTTAGGATCTTCAATGTTTAAAGATCTAAAGAAGTTATTGTAGTCTGTCCAATATACTCTCTGAATACCCTCAGACTCGTAACGACCTAATGCTTCAATTGGCCATTGTTTTTTAAAATATAGCTTTGGGTTGTAGTATAGTAAGTCTGGTCCTGAAGTAATTGTAGAATCTGCAGGATTGTATTGTACATCATATATCCAACCTTTCTCGTCAGAATCATCTGCAACAAATAAGATTAGTCTTGTGCGAATAGTAGCATATCCTATAATGTTAGGATAAGATGCTGTCCAAGCAGAGCCGTTAAAGGTTCCAGAAACTGGAATGCTAAATGCAAACTCATTACCTTTGACATTAGTAAATCCTCCTAACGATTCTCCGTTAGTAGTAGTAATCCTAATATCTAGGGCGTCAATATAAAAAGTAGGCGCAATGCTATCATACGCCGTATCTTTATTCATCCCTTGGTAAGAGTTAATGTGCTGTTCCATTAGATTGCTGGATTAGGTCCTTGTGCGTTTTCGCTTAGTGTGTGGATTGTAGAGATAAGAGCCGAACCTGCTTTAGGACGGAACTTACGTTGCTCAGGAAGCTGCATGTTAGCAAAGAAGCTAGCATGATCCTGCATAGCAGGAATAGTGCGTACAGTAGCATTTTTAACACTTTCTGCTTCGTCAACATTTTGCCATTGCTTAGCATGATTTACTGCTTGTGCAAAGTACCAGTCGCGATCACGCTCGATAATTTGAAACTTGTCAGCAGCTAACTCGTTACGGATCCAAAGCTTACGTGCAATCTTGTAAGCAATGTAGTGTGAGCCACCTTCTAACCATTGTTGTTCTGCTGGAATAGTAGGATAGCCGCAGTCGTCTGTAGGAATAGCGCTGTAAGATACTGCGATGAATCCTCTATCAAACGACGTAAAGATATATCCTTGGCCTACTGTGTAAGTCTCTGCAGACTGTGAAGTATAATCACGTCCGTCTAGATGATAACGTTTGTGGAAGTAATCTGTTTTCCAACGCATTGGATACATAGTACCATGACCACATTGAGCATCTTCTACACTGTCAATACCTTGTATCTGTGCTATTTGGCCAATCTTGTATAAATCAAATGGCAAGTCTGCACGTCCGTCGCATACGTCAATGTAAGCGATTTGTTCAACCATTGTAACGCCGACATTCGTGTGCGCCATAAACTCGGCCAACCATTCTACTCCTTCTTCTTCTTGGACATCGTAGTTAAAGCCGAAATCCCTGATAACTTTATCAAGGATTGCTTTGTAAGAAACATGTTGGCCTGAGTACATTACATTAAGTTTTTAAGTACTGATTCTAAACGACTGGCGATAGCCTCTGCAGTTTTTTCTTGAGTAGGATCTTCAGTGCTCACAGACTTTTCAGTCTTCCACTGCCACTCTCCTTTGTCGTCTTTGTAGCGACATTCTTTAGTGATGATATAACCACCGTCAACTTGTTCTACGCGAGTCTCTTCAGAGCCACCGTCTTCAAATTGTTTGCGGGTAATCTTGACAGTAGATTCTACTTCTTTACCACCTTCTTTGTATTCCATTGCCTCATCCATAATAAAAGGTTTTTCTGTTCGGGTCTTTGACAACTTGTGCTATTAGGCGTGAGTATTGTCTAGACGCTTTAAAAATATAAAAACTTTTGTACTTCAATACAGCGCTGTAGTTATCCCAAAAATGTTCATAGAACTCTGCGTTACTATGTTCGTTCTCGTGATACAACACCTTCTTATCAGGTACGTTAATAATCTCGTCTTTGGTCAGCCCTGGATATTTAGTATGCCAGTATTCCCAAGTAGCCTTCCAATTTACTTTTAAGCTTTTGGAGCGTTCTCCATTAGCTCTAAAAAAATGTAGAGGTTTTGATCGTATTCTAAATTTGCCTATTTTGGGGATTCTTAATTCTAATCCTGTTGTTACTATTTCTGTGCTGTAAGTCTGTAACAACTCTTTGACAAATCTATTATAAACCTTAACTTCTACTTTCTCTTCTTTTGAATTTTGCAGGTAGTACTTATATAAATTACTTTTCTTAATACTACTTGTTACTTTTCCTTTTCCCCGCTTTAAAAAATTATGCATTTGGTGCTATTTGCTGTGTCTTATTATCTTGAGCATTATTTGCATCATCAAGTTGAATAACGCCTTTCTGCATTAGTTGCTGTAATATATATGGTTTAATGTATGACCACATCCACATGTTTAGCGGATACGGATCACTTGGTTTCCAACATGTTTGTTTTGTCTCGCAGTTAATAAATGCTCCGAGTGTGGTAGGGTCCTCAAAGATTCCTCTGATGGTAACGTACTTAGTCATCAAGTATTCTGGACTCTTACTAATAAGATACATGTACCCATCGTACAAGAAAGCATAAACTCTTTTTGCTGTAGTGCGACCGTGACCGATAAATGCTATTCTTGCGTAATCAATCAAAGATAACCTTGCTTGTACGATATCAGGAGATCCTACAGAGACAATGCCTTTTGTATAGAAGAACTCAATAGTGTTGGGAATAGGTTTTACTGTGCGCAATACTTTACATCCTGTAGGAACAGTAATGCAGCAATCAATGGGATTAACGGGTTCTAATTCTACGCAACCGAGTGTTTGCACTACGTAAGGATCAATGCTGCGATTTTTGTTATACTCATTACGGAGCCACAACGATCTTTGCTCGTTGATTAAGTCTGTGTAGAACTCGTAAGAAAACGAGGATTCAATCGAGTTGATTGCTAGAGACTCGTCAATTTGTGCATGAAGATCTTGTAGTGACAGCATGATGTTTATTATTTACCTTGTCCTCGATATAGTTTCTTATATCGTTTAGAACTTTTAAGTTTAGATACTTTTGTTTTTGAGTGTACTCCAGGACGAGATACTTTTACTTTAGCTTTCGCTCCTCCTGACATATCTTTAATCTTAGCCATTATCTATTTTTTAAACTGAAATTCAACAATGTAAAGCAATAAAAATTTCTAGAAACATCTATTTCTACTGTAAAGATATCTAATGAAGACACTCTAAGCTTGATAGCCAATTTGTCCCACTGGCGTTTAGGATGGTTCCAGTTATTCCTTATAATCATGTTTTCTATTTTAAACAAATATAATCAATAAAATAGTTTCTTTTTAATTTTAAAAAGGGGGAGAGCTAAACCACTTCTCTCCCCCTGATAATCAATCAACCTAACAAAGTTAAATATTATAACGGGAACTTGTAACTATCGATGCTTTTTAATATCTTCTCTGTTTTGTCTTTTATTTCTCTACGTGTGGAGAATTCTAAAATTCTTCCACCTACAGGTTTAGGAGGAGCACCTCTTTCGATATGCCATCCTTTTGAGCCATCACCGTATTCTTCTTTATATGTGCCAGTAATAGCAAGATGTATATTTCTATGAATCATTTTGTAACCTCCAGAATGGCTGATTAAAGCATCACGTGTAATGTTGGTACATTTGTTTTCATGAATATGCCCCATAATAAAGAAATCAAAGTCTTCGTACATTTCTAAAGCACGAGTGAGATTAATCTCTCCTCTAGTTACTACACCTCCACCACCTGAGCCATGAAAGTATTTACCTTTAAAAGTACTTAAAGTCCCTTTTCTGTATTCTGATCTTACTATTATCCATCCACCGTAACCGCCTGTTTGAACATCTGTACGATTCTTGTAGTTTAATAAATCTACAAAACGTTGTAATACATCTGTCTCATGACGTTTAAGTATTGCGGTTTCATGGTTGCCATAGCCAACTACTGTTATGATATCAGCATAAGGAGAAAAAAAGTCTACTGCTGTATTAATAATAGAATCAAGATAGTTAATATTATTATGCTCAGGGCGGATATCAGACTTAGTACCTCTTGGGTCCCATTTTCCCTGCATTAAACAAAAAGTATCCCCGTTAAACATTACGGGGATATTGTTTTCTTTGCAGTAATCTAAATCTCTCTTGAGTAGTTTCCAGTCGCACTTAGGATTGTCCCAGTGAATGTCTGAAAATATTCCAAGCTTTGCATTACCAAATGGTAATATAAGCTCGTGAACATTTTTGCTATGACGGATGACAGGCATGATCTACTTAAATGGTAAGTAAGAAGTTGCGCCGCCTTTCTTAATAGCTTTGAGAATCTGCTTGCGTTGCTTACCTGTAGACTCATAAGATACGTGTACCCAATCAGGATTAGTATCTGTTCCAAACTCCCAGATAAGTTGGTCAAACTCTAGGTTATCTTTAATGTAGTTAAAGATTGCAGCATTAGTTACTGACGTACCATCCATGTCGATATCAATCGCTTCACCCGTGCAATGTTGGCTGGAAGATGCGCCCCCAATAGCCTTATTCAAAGCTGCAGAGCGGTAGCCTGATGAAATATGAATAGGAACAGCAAAGTGCTCGCGGATTGGTTGAAATACTTTCTCAGCCAATAATTTGAAGTTTGCAATATGCGCCTCTGTTGGCATGTTGCTTACTCCTCTACGTTTCGCAGTTTCACTTCTTGTTACTTCTGCGAGTGATAAGTTTTTACTCAGTTGCATCTTTATCTTTATTTTTAAGTTTCATAATACGTCCAGCAGTAGTGATGCCAAACGCTCCTAAAGTTAGTAACATAAACCCATCAAAAATGAATTCTTTGATTACTAATTCGTTACCTAGGATGCCTGTAATAACATCTACTGTTAACACAAACACCATTGCAAAAAACGAAACTACACCAACAAAGGCTTGCTCGTTAATTTGATTATCGTCTGAGATTAATTCTCTAAAAAACTTTTTCATAATTTATTTATTTTAGGTCTATTTGGTAATACGACTTCTTTCTCCCAACCACGTTTGGGATAATCATTTTTCTTCTTATCTTCTGGGGGACATGTTTCGGCTCTGTAAAAGAATATATCGCCTGTAGCGTCATTCTTTCTTACTACATACACTGATAGGTCTACTGCTTCGATCCAGTTACTATCGTAGGAATAATATAACCAAGCTCCTTCTTTTGCTCTAGCTACTATCCACTCTTCTGTATGCTCATTAAGAATCAACATATCTGTGTATTCTTCTCTAAGCATTTTATATGCTGAGTAGTATCCAGAGTTGTATCTAAGCATAGAATCCCTATGTCTTATAATAGAGTCTTTAGTTCTTAGCTCGACTTTAGAATCAGCAATTTTTTTCTTTTGGCTTTCGAATATTTCGTTTATCGTATCAGCTTGACCCTTAGTGAGGATGACTACTGAATCACCTTCAATTACCGTCTGAAGTGGGTAACGTGATTGGCTGGAACTCAAACTGCTTACCAGTAGACTGCTTACGAACAATATCTTTTTCATTTGCTAGTTCTTTTTTAATGTCTTTTACTACGGATCTTGTGCTGTCTAAATCTCCAATAACCTCAGAAACCATTTCTTCAAGGTTTGTTTTTTCTTCTACTAACTCTTTATTTGCTGCTTTTAGTTTACCTACACTCTTAGTTAACTTAGTATTGGCTGTAGTTAGTTGTTTGTTTTCTCCTGTTAACTGTACATTGTCTTCAACAACTACAACGTGACCATGACCACTTGAAAATATCTGCAATACTACAAGTAGGATAAACGCGCCTGCTATTACAAATAATCTAGTTCTCATCTCTTTTTAGTAAAAAGCAATAGGATAGTTTCTTTTAAGCTTTTTGAGCTTTCAGTACTTTCTTCTAACTTCTTCTCTAATTCGTCTCTGTAGTCACCTTCTAGTTCTTCTACTCTTGCTTTATATTCTTCTTCACTTTTAAGAAGTTTGTTTAAAAACATCCAGCATAAATAGCCAAGTGCTAAGACTGCAAATCCTAGCACACCGTATTGAGTCAATACTTCAAAAGGACCAAATGACATTATTTCCTAGGTTTTCTCTTTACTACTTTCTTTTCTGTAAGCTCTTCTTTCATTTTCTTGTTTTCATCAAGGTATCTCTTGATAAATAACCAAGCAACATATCCAAGAGCCAATGCGGCTAATCCTAGGGGACCATAGTCTCCTAATTGATTAAAGATTCCGAAGTCGGGGGTTGTTGATACTGTGTCCATTATTTATTCATTATTAGTTGTTTAACTGCATCAGATAGCTCCCCCACACTTTTTGCTAAGTTTTTAATTTCTAATTGTGTTTGCTCTTGAATAGCTTGATACTTGAGTCTTGACTCTTGTTCTACTAATTCAATCTTGCCTTTTAATTTTCCAAGGCTTTCAGTGTTGTTTCTAACATCTGCATGTATCATTCTTAAAAAGTATCCGATAACGCCTGTTACTGCTACCAACCCCCACTGTACTAGTTGTGAAATTTCCATCATTTTATTATTAATCCTGTAGTTAATATACCGTTGAGAAGAAAAGAAATGTTTCTTTGTCTTTTTAATTTTTTAATATCAAAAGCTTGTGATGTAATAATAGTATCCTGAGAATTGATAATATATCTTTGAGCTACTATAATGGTATCTTGGGCTGCGATAATTGCATCTTTTTCTTTGTCGCGGCGATACAACACATGGATCATTGTATCCTGGATCTGTGTAATCCTAAAAGTATCTCTAGAATTCTTGACGTTTTCTAGTTCTGCCTGTAGATCAAAAAGCCCGTGATTAAGCTCGTCAATAATAACTTTGCTATTATCGATTGCTTTACCTTGTTGTTTGATTACAGTCTCTTTACCTTGGATTCTAGTTTCAATTGTTTTTTGCGTGCTTACAGGATATACTTGCTTAGGGTTTTTCATGAGCAAGAAGACACACATGACCACTAGACTTACTTGAAGTAGTGTAGAAAAATTAATATTTAAAAAACTATTTTTCATTTTATAAAATTACAATTAATTCTAATAGGTAAATCTGTTTACCAGAATAATAAGCATCTCCACATTTCAGTACCATTGTGTCTTGCTACATAAAGATATTTAAGACCATCTACTGTTTTAATAATGTCCATCCTATTTCCTGTTATTGCAGTTGACATACCATATGGAATAGTGCTTGCATTGACCATTTCACGTTTAACCATGTCAAAATAATAAATACGTCCTGTTTGATCTTTTTGCACATATACTCTATCTGCACCATCATAAGCCCACATTGAACCTGCAGTAAATACTTCACCTTGACCAGAGTTTTGATATGCAATATCCCATATACCAGTAGTAATATCCATTCTGTTTACGTCAAGTCTACCACCACCTGTTGGAGAAAATAACCATCTATGGTTTCCATTACCCCATGTCCATTTAAGAATAGTACCTGCACCTTTAGCTGGAGGTCCGTAAATAACATAGTTGGTTAAGTTATCAATTGCTGTAACTGTTGAAAATGTTAATGTAGTTGCTGTATTAGAGAGTATAGTAACCTCATTGGTAGCACTACCACCTCCAATAAATCTAAGACGTTTGTTTACCCATTGGTTAGTTACCCAGTTCTTACCTGTATCAACAAGAGTTGTTGTGGATCCTGATGTTGCTGTGCCAAAGGTATCCATGATTTCATATCTTGTTGTAGTATCTGGAGTAAATGTAGCAGTAGCAAATGTAAATGTATTATTATTATTAGCTGTAATAACTAACTCATTTCCAAGACCCGTACCTGCGGTAATTCTTACAGTATGACCAATCCAAGTACCTCTTATCCAGTTTTTGGTTGTATCTGTAATAGATGTTGTTGTTCCGCTTGTTGGATAACCATATGCCACTTGATTATCTGCCCAAAACTTATTATCTCTACCGTAGGATGCAGGATCCATTATTATATATCTTGTACTACCTGTTGCAGGAGTAAAAGAAGTATAAGCAGGTATTGTAATTGTATTAGCGGTATTAGAAGTAATCCTTCTTATTTGTGTAGTTGGTGTAATTGAAGTATTTTGAATAACCATTAAAAATTTTCCAACATGTTCATTTACATCCCAGTTTCTTGATGTGTCAACTATAAGAGATGTGCTAGTTGAAAATGCAACAGCCAAAGATGCCGTAGCTGTACTAGCCACAACAAAAGCAGTATTACTATCTACTCCTAATATTGTATAGGTGCCGTTCCATCCTGCTACAGATGAACCTGCAATTGTTACAGTATCACCTACTTTAAACGGGTGGCTAATAGTTGTGTTAACGTTACCTGTTCTACCAATAGTTAATACATTTATAGTACAACCCGAACCTACACCAGACACAGTAGTTGTTGCTGTTCCTGTAGATGTTGCATAGCCACCGCCATTGAATTTAAAAGAAACACCTGTTACACCACCAGTTGGTGTTGTTGAAGTTACATATAAACGACAGTTAGCACCACCACCATTAACTTGAATAATATCATTGACAGCATAGTTGGTTCCAGCAGCATTTACTGATACTGAAAGTACTGAGCCTGTTCCATTATCTGTTGCTGAAGCAATACCATAAGGTAAATCTCCTACTTTAGTTGCAGTAGCGTTACAAGCAATCCCATCATCAAACTTAGGACCTGTTATCCATAAATCTGATTCAATATCATATGCTAAGGTTAATGCTTGACCGTTTCCTACAAAGTAAATTAAATCTGTATCTGGCCAAATCTCATATTGTGTAGTAGCATTAGGAGTAACATCCCATTTGCTATCTACTTCAAATGTGTTAGATGAGTTTGATACAATTCTTCTTCTTTGACCTGCACCTATTCCTCCAACTAATCTAATTTGGTAATTACGGTATATGTCTGTTGTAAGAGTTAAAGTTGTATCAGTAAGTCTTCTTGTGGTTGCTGATGTTGCAGTACTAGCTACATAAGCAGCCTCAACTTCATCCATTGGTGTTATTGCTATTTCAGTACCAATACCTCCTACAAAGATGTTATTAGACATTGTTTTTTGATACCATACATCTGTAAGAACATCATACATTTGCCATGTAAAAAATGGTGCACCACCTTGTGAGGATAACATCCATATTACACCTGACATAATCATGAATCTACTGTTAGCAGCAGGAGTTACAGTAAACGGTGTATCAACGGTTATTGTCTGACTTGCAATTTCATATGTTGAAAATGTACCTGAAAATGTTGAAATAAAGTTTTGGTTATCCCAAGGTTCATAACCATAATAGTTACCATCATTAAAAACTAGTGTATCAACTGTATTATATAATACTGTTCTTTGATATGAAAAGTTATTACTAAAAGTAATTCTAACTGAATAACCAACCCATTGATTAATTTGCCATCTTTTGGTAACATCTGTAAGTTGTGTCGAAGATCCAGAGCTGTTAACGCCAGACTCTACAGTAATAGGATCTGTTGCCGCTGTAATAGTTCTTGTTTGCTCTGCTCCTGTACCTGACGTAATTCTAATTTTCTGACCTACTAATTTAGGCCCAGAAATTAATGAAGGTATAGTTAACTGAGAACTTGATGGTGCTGCTATTACTTTACCTCTATTTCCTTGAGATTTAGAATACACCATTGATTGTACAGTTGCTGAACTATAATATGTAGGTGATATTAATTGTGCCCAACCATCACTCCAAGTATCATATCTATACATTACACTGGTAAGCTGGTAATAAATATATCTATCTGATCCATCAATAGCTGTTGCAAAACCAGAAGCCGCGTTGTTAAATGTTTGTGGAGCAAATCTTGTCCACTCCCATACTGGTTGATCAACTTGTACTTTAAGATTATTTGTAAGTGCCATTATGAGAAAATTAAGTTTGATCTAATACCTGTATTATAGTTTGTTTTTGCCCAGTCAATCATTTGAAACCTTGGATCTACACCTCCATAAGATGATATTGAAACACCTGCTTCCATTGAAC